TTTTACTTACATTTGCCATAATCATTAATCCTCCATTTTAAATTCGTTTTTAGCGTCTGATATATTCATTGCCTCTCTTTTATCCGAGTTCGGTACAAGAGTCGGCTTTCCGGGTGGTTTGTAGATAAGGTCACCCAGTACCTTTTCAAATGTTGTCTTACCCATCAGTTTCTGCATCTCGGTAAGAGTAATAAGACTCTGACGGTAGATATCCTTGTAGCCGGCTTCCTTTGCTGCATTAGCAACAGCATCTTCGTCCTTGTATTTACGAACAGAACGACCTTCTACAACTTTGAATCCACTCCACTCTTTTCCGTGGTTTACTGCAGAATCTGTAGCATAAGCCATAATCTCATTAGCCCACTTTGTAAGATCAGGAATGACTGATAAAAGTTCTTCGATTTCCTCATCTGTAAGAAGTGGTGGAAGTTTGAATTCTTCCTGTGCAAGTTTCAGTTTTTCTTCTGCCCTTGCTCTGCATTTGACTGCTGCCTTGCAGAATGTACACCATTCGCCGGGACAGTATTCGCCTTCGCCATTCACGGCCATTTCAGCCTTTGGTTTTAATACTTCTTCTGCCCAGGTTTTTAGTTCATCAACGGGGATTGTCCATATACTTACATTCTCCCTACGTGGTTGGAAGATAGACATCGATACTTCCTTGAAGTCATATAAGCTGTCATAGATTGAAAGAGCACCGAGTGCATAGCATTTCATCTGTGGATTGTCTGTTGCATCTACCAGAACTCCCATGCCGTACTTGAAATCAATGATTTGAAGCTTATCATCCGATACAATCACACAGTCTGCTGTACCATAACCATCTGGAACATATTCAGAAAAGTCTACGTGTTGCTCTATCAGCACCAATGGGTCCTTACAATTCTGTTTTGCAATGTCAAGCTGTTCTAAGACAAAGTCCACATATGCATCTGTGTGTTCCTGCATTTCATCACTGTCATAGGATGAAATAGGTCTTTTACTTCTTCTGCGGAGAACCTTTTTCAGTTTGTGCTCGCATTGGGCGTGAGCAGCTGTTCCTTCTTCTGCTGCCTGGCTTGTCTTGTTTTCAAATTCCGATTCAAGACTTGCACTAGGTGTACAGTTGAGCCATCTGTGAGAACTTGAAGGTGAAAGGAATGCGTGTTTAGTCATTTCCAAGCACCTCCGCCTCTTTGATGATTGCTTCATAGTTGCTAGGATCGATATCGGATAACTTACTGCCTCCGAACTTTGCAATCAAATCCTTAACTTCCGATGTGAGTCCGTTCTGACTCTTCTCTGCAAGAACTCCTCTTACATCTTCAAGTGTGTAAACCTTGGCTTTATCTTTCTTAGGCTTTGCTGCCTTTTCAGGAATTTGTGCTACAGGCTGTGCTTCGTTTACTTCCATAGCTTTTATATCTGTAAGAACATCAGCTACTACCTGAAGACTATCTGCCAGGTTACGAACACAAGTGATGACACCAACAACAGCGTCAAGTAATTCTGTTACTTTGTTCATGGTCTACCTCCTTCCGTTGTTCTTGTAATGGCTAGTTCCTCGATTGCATCACCTGGAACAAGAATCACGATCTTTTGCTTTCTACCAAAGAACATACGCAAAAATCGTTCTCTCAAGCTGATGCTTTTACAAGAAACCATGCCGTTTCGTTGTGGCTTGTCTGAAACACTAATGTGAAGATTATGTTTCATCGCTACACCTCCGTTTCCGAGAGATTTATTTCCCTCTAACTATTAGCCTTGGGAAGATGCTCTAAAGGACGTTTTCTGAAAAGCTTTTTATTTCTTTTTTCATCACTGTTTTGCTCTTCCTAACTATTAGCCTTGAGAGAGCCATCAAAAGGATGCTTTTTACAAAAAAAAATAAAGCCTGCCTACACTCCGAAGAATGCAAGCAGGCTCTACACTATTTTAACTATTTCTTATTTTAAGAGTTCATTTACTCTGTTTTGTACCTTTGCGTAATCATATCCGGCTGCTGTAAGCTTTGCCTTTCTGTCGGCACCATTGCCCCATAAACCTTTGATGACTTCCTTTGCAAGCTCGTCTACCGTTTTGGTACCCGAGATCTTATTACCGGATGCTACCGACTTTCCAATAGTACAGTAGCTAGGATTTTCAAGCCAAATCCATCCGACACCCGACTTAAGTCTTCCCCAGCCGTTCTTAACTTCCATGATAGTAAAAGTGCCGATACCAGTCTGTCCGTTTACTCTGCCATTCATAGAAGGCTCTGAACGATAGTTAAGGTTGTTAATGATGACCCTTACCGTAAAAGGTGTAGCAGGATACTTAACATCAACTTTGACATCATCAGTCTTATCTTTTCCACCAAGATTTGCTGTTACCCTTGCAGCAACATCTCCGAGTCTTGCATAAAGCCAGTTTCCAGGACAACTCTTATTGGCAAACCATCTGTGGACGGTGATTACCATCTCATCAGACTTTGGTGTGTAATTCAAAGATTTGTCCTTATCAGCAAACCATAAGAGTTTCTTCTTTCCGTTTCTCTTACAGATATCTGTGCAAAGCTTGATAAGAGTTTCATATACGGTGTTATTCATTGTATAAGGCTCTGTAGTACCACTTGCACACTCTATTGTGATTGCTCTCTGATCATTAGCATTTGAGGATGTACACCAAGAACGGTTCTTCTCCTCAACATAAAGTCCTACACGCCCATTCCTATCAATTCCATAGTTTGAAGATGCTTGAGTTGATGATTTTGCAAACCAATCTCCAAGGCCTTCTGCCGTACACTGTCCCACCACACAATGGGGAGATATTCTATCAATTGAATGTGTTCTCTGCCCAGAATGATTTGGACTTAATTTGGTATAAGCTACCATTGAACTATTTGTATATCCCATAAATTATTCCTCCTCTGACTTTTCATGTAATTGTTTAAGCACTTCTTTTAGCTTTTCAGGGATTGGTAAACCGATATGTGCTGCATTCTCAAGAAGGGAAACACCTTCATTAGAGATATAGAAAAAGATGATTGCCGTTCTTAGCACACTACCTGTTCCGATAACCTGAACATCAAGAATGTTTGCGATGCCTACCAAAACAAAAATGAGCACCTTTCTGCAGATGCCCTTGAAACCGACCTCGCTGGATAATGTCTTGTCTGCAATGGCACACATAACCCCAGAGATGTAATCCATAACTACAAACATCACAAGAGCAATTAGTAATCCATCACAACCACCAAGAAAATATCCAAGCCATCCACCAATCATTGTGAATACGAGCTGTATTCCATTCCAAAATTCCTTCATGGTTCATTCCTCCATTTCTTTAAAATATGTATGAAAAAAGCACCTCCGAAGAGATGCTTGATTCCAAATTATTTATGCCGTCCTTTTCCACATATAAACTGCCAAATAAGGAGGCATGTTGTTATGAGCAGATGTACTACCTTTTGATGAAGTCAAATAACTCCATTCATTTCCTTCTGCCTTATTTGTCTGGTTAACCCACCACATTTCCATTGTAGAAGATACTCCCATTTCCTTCATTGCTGCACTGGCTGTAGCCCCTTTACCGTACACACCAATAAAGTCAGACTTCATTTCACCGTTGTCTGTCATATTATTGAAAAATGGTGTATCGTGTGCATGTTTAGGCATTTCAGCAACAGTTAGTTTATGTGAAGATTCACCTCCTGTTGCATTGACCACATATGAACTACCCGCTCCAATCAGGAATCTATCTTTTAGCTGTGTCCATGTTCCTCCAAACAACTTCGCAGGACTTGTAGCATTAACGCTCATATAGATACTACCAACAGGATAAATATAATCAATCAGGTTCTTTCCATGTAGCCTTAGTTCCCATGAGTCAGCTATTTCTACAACATTATCTTTTTCAGCCACCTTTCCAATCGCAACACCTGTTCCACCCACCTTAAAATCCATAAGTACTTTCGCAGTAGATACCGTGTCATAAATTGTTACTGTTGTAAAAGCATCTGTAATGGTATATTTCACATCATATGAACTCTCTGTTGAAATAGATCCTCCACCATAAACGAATGCTGTACCGGAATCAAAACTTTTGTTAGCATTTGACCAGGTTGTTGACGAAGATTTTTTATAATACGTTGCCCTCGTAACTGTGTTCTTATTACTACAGGAAGCAAAGCTATAAGAAATAAGTCCTCTAATATATGTTCCATCATCATTCACAGCTCCACTACTTGTCGCTCTCTGAGATAGATAACTTGTAAAAGTTGGTGCTGTATACGCAACTACTGTAATGGATACCTTTTTCTCATCGGATACTCGACCTCTTGAATCTGTAACTTTAGCTGCAAAAGTTATTGTTCCTGATGAAGATAGAATTCCCGTTGTAAAGCTTGATGATGTACTTGAAAAGCCTCCACCGGAAATAGAATATGAGGATATAGTTGATCCATAGCTACCAGATGCTCCATTAATTGTAAGCTTTGCTTTAGATTTTGATTGTACATAAACTCCCCATGAACTAGGTACTGTTTCATCTACCCTCGTCACACTTAAACTAGAAATAGTTGGTTTTACTGATGCAGGAACAGACAGTGTTACTGAGCAGCTTTTTGTTCCCACCTTAGTATTGCCACTATAGGTATCACAAGTTATTGTACCGCTTCCAGATACAGCTCTTGGTATTTGGCTTGCCAATGACAATGGCACACTCCATGATACAGACGTTGATGAAGTCTTTGTGGCAATTGTGCCAGTTGCACTACCAAACGCAAATGTCAGCGTGTGTGTGAATGAAGAAGATGCTCTGGAAATTGTTATTGTTGAAGATTCCCCCATTGATGCACTACTTGCCGTTACAGATGAAGCTCTAGGAATCGTATTTAATGTATGCGTACCACTTGCAGTTACGGAAACAGCATAAGTATAAACGCCAGCCTCACAACTTAATCCAAATGACTTTGTGCCATCAGAATTATGCGAAATAGTTATTGACCCGGATGCAACGACAGTTCCGTTATACAACTGGATTCTACTGTCTGTAGAAGTCGAATATACTGTAGTCCCATTTATTGCAGCCTTAAAGCCGCCAGACATTACCCAACCTCCACCAAACCCTGAACCCTTCAACGTCCATGCAATAGTGGATGTATTCTTTTCAATATTCTGACTCGATAAAGACCAAGATAAAGTTACAGACCTACCATGGCTTTCGTTTGTCGTGATACTTCCGCTTGATGCCATTTCATTACCTCCTTTACTTTGCTGGATCTCTCCACTTTATAGAGAGATTTCCGTTAGTTCTTGGTATGAAATCAAACCATCCTCTGGATTCATTTCCAAGTGATAGTTTATTTCGTATTTCAGCATTTGTAATAACCAAACTATTATTAGAGATATACGCTATCTTTTGACCATTTTCCTTAAATGCCAATTCTTCATTTGACAATTCTGCTGTAAATGCATTTCCTATTTTTCCAAGTTCAATCAATGCTCCTTTAAATCTAATATACTGTTCAAGCAGCTCTTGATTGTTTGCTACGTTTCCTTTGATTTCATCTGTAATCATCGTAAAGTCCATTCGGATTTCACTGCTATTTTGAGTGATGCTGGTTTGAAAATCTTGCTGCAATTGTTCCAATGCTGATTTTTCAATATAGGTATCTTTTACAGTGCTCATAATCTCATTAGATGTTTTCGTGATTTCTGAATAACACTCATGTACTTGAACCTTAATTACATCAACGTCCTCATTCACTTTATCTGCTTTTGTAATTGCCTCACTAGAATTTGACAATGACTCCTCAATTTTCGAGTTTTGTCCAAGAATATCATCTTCGAGAGCTGCAATATTTTTTTCTTGGTTCGTTGCATTCTTTGTGAGTGTTACACCACTTGCACCTATCGTTATAGTGTTTCCGGAAGGCTTTAAGTAATCTCGTGTTCTGCTAAGGCAACGATATGTCCCGTTAATACCATGTGGTTTTGAAATACATTCAACATACATTCTAGCTCTGATATCACCAATATCTGCTCCTGTATCAGATTCGTCTATGATAGTTAATTCGATACTTGTAATGCCTTTTACTAGATCAGTTAATCTGGATTTTGCCTTTCTCAAAAGGTTTCCAGGCACTGTTACATCATCCCAAATTTCTGATTTCCATATCCATCCAATCTCTTTTACAGCTACCTCATCACAAATATAGTTTTTTCCATCATTAACCGAAGAGATGTCAGCACGTGTATTTGTTTCAGTTTCATTTCCATTTTCGTCTGTTTCTTTTTTCTTTGCCCCCAATGGAACGAAAGCCGTGATTCGTTCTGCGTGATCTCGTGTGATTTTTACATTTAACAAATTCTTGCCAAATTCAACCTTCTGCATAGATTTTTGTTTAAAGTCAGCAAGATAATCTAACACCTTTCCTTGGTCTGTATAGCGTACCTGCAAAAAGCCTCCATGTGTATTAATAAGCTTATTTTTAATAGCATCCATTGTTGAAGAATAATCTGAATTGCTATACGAAACGTAGTCATTATCATCAACTACGGTAACTTCTCCCACTGTAAATTGCTTTTGAGGTTCAACCGATTTGTTGTGGTTATTTATGAAATACTCAAAAAGACCTTTAAGTGTTCCTTTATAGCTGTACGGTTGCTGAAGAGTATCTTTTAAGTAAGCCAAACATGATTCACATGTCCACGAATGTGTATTATATAAATCACTTCCATCATCAATTGCACGTCCCTCAAAAACAGTTTTATCATCCTTTTGACAAACAATAATAGATGACATCGGTTTTACAGATGCAATGTAGGGGTGATTATAAGGTGCCGACAAGCTAAGACTATCGATGTTTTCTGCATCCTCTGTTACCTGGGCTTGTGTAATTGCTAGTTTAGATAAATTCGGATGATAGAAAATATTTCCGTCTACATAAATCTTAAATAAACTCATAATCTTCCCTCCCTATATTCAAATGTAGTGTTTCCATTGCTTGTTATTTTTACAGTATTTTCGCCTTGGAAAAGTTGTAATTCTGGTATCTCCCAAGTACCTTCACTTAACGTTTTAGTAAATGAATCCTGCCCAACTGTCCATGACAATGTTGTTTCATCAGTTGTTCTTATTTTTGGCACAACAGGCATATAGTCATTATCTAGCGTTGCTGTTTGTGACCTAACAAATCTCACCACTGTTTTATCTGTATGATATCGATAAGCATCTCCATCTGAACATGATAACGTAAGAGTACCTTTTGCCATTTTGGGTTCATAGACAGGTGTCATTTCAAGTGTTCCCACATAGTAATATTCAGGTTCTTCGCTAATTGTTACTTGCACAAGTTTACCTATAAACTGATTTACTATGTTTTCTGCCATCTTATTAAACTCTTTTCTAGTACCTAACATTGATAAAACAATATTAAAGGCCCTTGGTTGGAAAGACACTGAACCAAGAGCCTCTGTAAATCTAATAGGAGAATTACGACCGGGAACTACAATAATTTCACTTTGAGATTTAGGTGTTGGAAAATCTATGCTTTCTCTAATCCACCCTAATGAATGAAGTGATATCATATTTATCAAAACATCTGGTGTCATAACGCAAGCCTCCTTGTTAATTTTTGCTGTTTGCCCAGTCCATTATCGATGGCAGGAAGAATATGGCCTACAAGAGTTCCGTCTTCAAGATAGATTCCTTTTGAACTATTCTCGGCAATGATTGAAAGGTATCGTTCCATACCTGTAGTATTTAGCTTGTTGTCGAGCATTGCCTCAAGCTGCCTGTAGAATCCACTAAGTGGAAGAACAGCTTCAGCACCGGCTTCACCACCTGCCATTAATGAGTTTCCATTCATACCAAAAATAGTAGGTCGAGTCATAATACCACCTTCCTTATACCAATCAATTGAAAGGTGTGGCACTGAAGGTGGAGCAATCGAAAGCTTACCTGTCACCTTAAAATGAGGAAGTTTTATCTTAGGTAACGAAATCTTCATACCAGAGAAAAAGCCAGTAATCTTATCCACAATCCCCTTAATGGTATCTCTTGCTTTTTCAATTGGAGTAGTGATCGCCGATTTAATTCCGTTCCAAACTGTTGTGGCAGTATTTTTAATGCTGTTAAATACAGAAGAAATGGTGCTCTTTACTGTATTAAATACATTTGAAACAGTTGTTTTGACTGCATTAATTGGAGTTTCTATCGCATTCTTGATGGAATTCCATATAGTAGTTGCAACATTCTTGATTGCATTAAACACCGTTGACACAGTTGTTTGAATTGTCGTTATTACGGTTGTCACCACCGTCTTTATTCCATTCCATACATTAGAGAATACTGTTTTTATAGCATTAAGCACCGTAGATATTACAGTTGCAATCGCATCAATCACAGTAGAAATTTTATCGCTTATTGCATCCCAGACTGTAATTATAATTTCCTTGCAGTTTTCCCAGATAAATCTAAAAGGCAAAGTGATAATATCAAATGCAGTCTCAAAGAAGGATGCAATGAACATTACTGCAGTAGTTACTACATTCTTGATTCCTTCCCAAAGTCCTGTAAAAAAGTTCGCAATACCAGTCCAAAGGTTGACAAAGAAATCTTTAATTCCAGTCCAAATCTCCGTCCAGCTTGTTCCGAACCATCCAAGTATGACATTTGTTACTTCTTTTATTTGATTCAATGGGAATAAGATTGCATCTTTGATCATGTTCCATAGGGAAACTGCAATACTCTTAATGCCTTCCCATGCTTGGCTCCAATTACCTGTAAAAATTCCAATGAATACATCAAACAATCCTGTGATGATATCTAATACATTTGATATGGTATTGGCTATCTGATTAAAAGTAGTTGTTATAAGAGGTCCAATCAAATTACAAATCTGATTCCATACACCCATAACCACTTCTTTAAAACTTTGAAAAATAAATCCAATCGCATTTAGTCTAGATACAATACCATTACCAAAGTTTTCAAATGCCGCCTTGATTCTATTGATTGCACCCATAATGCTATCTCTGAATTCTTCACTTGTCTTCCATAGATGAATAAATGCACCAACTACAAGTGCTATAGCTGCAACAATCGCTGCTATAGGTCCAAGGCAAGCAGTCAGACCTCCTCCTGCTGCTGTAGCGGCAGCTCCTCCACCCTGGGCTGCTAAAGTTGCAGCTTGAATTGTTTTACCCAGAGAACTAATGGCTTTCATTGCAGTACCGACTTTCGACACAACATTACCTATAATGATAAGTGCCGGTCCCAAGGCTGCTACGAAAAGTCCTATTTTTACAATAGTTTCTCTCGTTCCATCGTCAAGATTATTCAGCCAGTCAACAAAGGACTGTATCTTTGACACGATATTCTTGATCATCGGCATAAGAGTTTCACCAATAGAAATTGCAAAACCCTCTACTGCAGATTTCAAAATTGTAAGCTGACCCGAAAGATTATCAAGCTGTGTGTCTGCCATTTGCTGTGCAGCTCCACCACTGTTTTCAATGGATTTCTGCAATTCATCCCAGGTATCTCCTGTATTTGCTAACAGTGCATTTACAGAAGAAAGGTCTGTCTTATTGAAAATCTTACTGATGATATTTGCTTTTTCTTCAGAAGTCATACCTTCCATACTTGTATTAAGATCGCCAAGTATATCATTCAGACTTCTCATATTACCCTCAGAGTCAAACACAGATACACCAAGTGCATCCATCGTATCTGCTGCCTTATCGGTCGGGTTTTGTAATGAAAGAATGACATTTCGAAGATGCGTACCACCTTCTGCACCCTTGATACCATTGTTTGCAAGAATACCAAGCGCTGAATTAAGTTCTGCTGTACCACCTTTGATAGACTTCGCCGTAGCACCGATAGTAAGAATACCTTCTCCCAACTGACCTACAGAGGTGTTTGTTGAAGAAGCAGTCTTTGCCATTTGGTCCACCATCTTATTGGCATCCTTGGTTTCCATTCCAAGGGCAGACATAGCATCTGTGACCATGTCCGAAGCCGATGCAAGGTCAAGTCCACCTGCAGCCGCAAGGTTAAGAACCGTAGGAAGTGTGTCAGCCATCTCCTGGGTATTATATCCGGCAAGTGCAAGATAGTTTAATGCCTCAGCACACTCGCTCGCAGAGAAGGCAGTTTTAGATCCCATTTCCTTTGCAAGGTCAGATAAGGCATCTATTGTATTTACAGACTGCCCATCAAGTGTTGACATGGAATCCTTTGTAATTCCCATAGTAGCCTGAACCTGGCTCATGGAACTTTCAAAGTCAGCAGCAGTCTTTACGGCAGCACCACCCATTGCAGTAACAGCCGTGGATACTACTGTAACTTTCTTACCTACATTGGTAATCTTCTGCCCGGCATTTTCCAGTTTAGTACCAACCTCTCCTATTTTATCAAGAGTCTGATTGGTCTTCGATGCTTGTGACTCAAGTTTCCTTAATTCTGCTTCTGTTTCGGCTATTTCTCTCTGAAGGGCATCATATTGTGATTGTGTTATTTCACCCTTCTGTAACTGTTCGTTTGCCTGTTGTGCTGCCGTCTTTAAGGTAGCAAGCTTTTCTTTTGTTTCTCCGATTGCCTGTGTAAGAAGTTTCTGTTTTTGGGCAAGCAGAGTTGTATTTGTAGGGTCAAGTTTCAGAAGTTTTTCAACATCCTTAAGAGCAGACTGTGTACTTTTAATTTGTCCATTGACCCCTTTTAATGCTGTTTGTAGTTTAGTGGTATCTCCGCCAATCTCAACGGTTATACCTTTGATTCTATTTGCCATTGGCAGATACCTCCTTTAATAATACAAAAAGGACTTTTGCCAAATACAAAAGTCCTCATAATATTAGAATTTGTCTAAGTCCTCCTGAGTTGCAACATTGTCATACTTGAAGGAGTCATTTCCTTTTTCAGTCCAGATATCCATCACCATTCCAATAGTCAGATAATCAAGGTCCTTAATGGAAATTCCTATCTCAAGACAACGAAGGAGGAACAACGGAGTTGTCATTTCCCTGCTACTGCGTTTAAGTTTTTTTTAGACTCGATATCAGTAATAAGGTTTGTACCCCAAAGTGCAAGGATTTCTGGCAGAACTTCGTAGATAGAAAACATCTCGAACTGGTCAAGCCAGTCATCAATATTTTCCGGTATCGTATGGTCTGCATGATAGGCCATGATATAGGCTACGTTCTCGAAGATTTCAAGATCATCGATTGCGAACTCCTCACCATCCTCCTTGCTACCCTTATACGAACTTTCAAGTTTTGCTAAATCCTTAAAAATATCTCTCTTGAATTTGGCACGATAAAGACGAGGCACCGTTGCAGAAGAACGAAATGCCACTTCTTTACCACCAACATTGATTACTTTCTTAAGCATGACAAAAACCTCCTTAACCTACTGTTTCCTTGGGAGTAGGAATATACACCTGCTTGTACCAATTGCTGTAGGTTTCTTCTGATGTAGCATCACCGGTTCTCGATTTAACAAGACCATCTTCTCTTGGATCAGCAGTAAGAGATAACTTCTCAGTACCAGGTTCGATTGCATCTTCCTTCGTTTCAGACTCAATAGATGGACGAGATGCACTGCAGTTATAAAGAACGTGACGGATACCTCTCACATCACCATCAAACTCAAATAAAAGTGCAAACTTCTCCATCTCGGTAATGGTAGAACTCTCAACAAGAACACCGTTCTTATCAAGTGTTTCTTTTAAGATTTCAGTTCTAAACCACTCTGGAATAAGAGCAATCTCAAGATCACCACTGTAACCATTATTTGCAGTAGAACGGAAATACACAATACCATCTGCATAGAATGGACTAGAATCACCCTCAGCATCCAAACTGATACTTACTGCACCAGGAATAGCCTTTGGAGATGCGTATGTATACTCACCATCTTCTGTTTTTGTCAGCTTTGCAGCATGAACATTTTTAAGGTTGTATTTTACTTTATTACCCATAGCTTTTATGCCTCCATTTCAAATGAATATAGGACTTCATACATTTTTTCGCTTTCAATCCATGTTTCCAATCGGTCATAAAAAATGCCGTGATTGTCAAGCACGGATTCAACTTTCTGTTCTACCGACAAGTCCTTCAAATCGGTATACAGTTCGATATGGACCTCGTTTACCTTCATATAAACTCTTCCGTCAGCTGCGAAGTTATCACTGCCGGGCAAGAGATAGCAGATAAACGGTGGATTTGGACTTTCTCCCTCTGCAAAATGGTCATATGCAAACGGAATATCCATCTCCTTAATTATTTGTAACAGTTCTTCCATCACATACCTCCAAGTGCTCTTGCAATTTCTGTTTCCAATGTTTCAATTGCATTCTCTTCTGCCTGCGCAATATGAGGTCTAGCAGCCGCTCTTCCACCACCGCGTTTTGCATGACCATGTTCAAGAAGATGTGCAAGCTGATATCGGTTCTTGGAATGAACCGTTAGTTCAAGTGAATTCGAAGTTTCCTTCGTTTTCTTTACTGACCAGCTCTTCGCATAGGCACCTGTATCCTTTGGAGCAGATGCAGCAATATCTTTCCTTACTGTATTTCCTGCCTTTCTTACAGATTTCTTCAAATCATCTGTGATCAAATCAGCGTACTCCTTGAGGCCGTTCATGATTTCATTTGCAAGGTTATCAATTTTTACATTTGCCATCATTATCTCCTCACTTTCTCACATTTCAGTTTCAGACATTTCTTCTTATAGTTCATGTGGTCAACAGATACGATATTATATAAAACATCTTCAAAAAGAACTCTATACTTTGTAATATCCAGGTCTGCGAGTGCTTTGCAGTATCTGACCGTAAATGAAATATCAGAATCATCTACGATAAGACCAGCCACACTCTTTTTAGAACCACCTTCGCCACTTATGGTTGCAAAGCAGGTGTGATAGTCAGTCCAGTTATTCTTATGATTGCCGATGTCATCTACAACAGTTTCATTCTTTTGTATTGTAATCTTCACATTGATAAGCGCTATATTCATCAGAACACACTCCTTCTTACACCCTCAAGCAGAGAGCGAAGGGAAATGGTCAGCTGATGATGATCTGCATCTTCTCTGTGTTCATACAGATAGGCAACTGCGTACATGACAGCAATCTTGGATGATGGAATTTCATCCAATTCATCATTGGTTAACCTAGCAATATCTGCACAGAGATTCTGCCCGGTTGTAATAAAACTTTCGATAAGAGCATCATCGTCATCAAAGTCCACTCGAAGGTAACCCTTCATCTCATCAAGATTTACAATCATATCTATCACCACCTAATAAACAGTGACACCTTATGACTGGCATTCCCTATATCTATATATAGGCTTTAATTTTTATACCTATAGAAAAGGATAGTAAATAGCCGTCATAGGGTGTCACACTTAATTATTCTTAACCCTTAGCAGATGCAGTTTCTTCCTTAAGCTTTAAGATTTTGACTGCTTCAGGAAGGATAAGCTTACCATCGACTCTTTCTTTGGCTACATAACCAACCATGCCGTTACCAGCAAAAAGTTCACGAAGTTCTGCAAAAGAACGAGAACCACGATCACCAATGTTGTAGTAGCTGTAATCACCGAATGCAATCGCATTTGTAGGTGCAAAAGCAGAAGTGTGAACAGCATAGCCAAGCACTCTGTCAGGTTCACCTTCCTTATATGAAGGCTGCCAGATATATGCTCCGTTGTTGTCTTTAAGCTTTCTAATAGAAGCAAGTGTCGCATCATTCATGATGAAAGATGCGTTCTTACGATAAGGTCTCTTAAGACCGTATACTAAATCGATAAGGTCATCGGACTTGATAGCTGCAGTAAGCGTTGCTGCAACCTGACCACCACCGTTTGCTGCAAAGATACCAGTAGGCTTTCCAGTACCATTACCGTTAAGGAATGCATCCTCTTCGGCATTTGCTAAAGCTTTACCGAACTGAGTGATAATGTAGTTTTCAAGACCGAAGGCATTGTCATAAAGCAACTCTTCAGTAACCTTGATTGCTACATGAAGCTTGTAGGCATCAAGATAAATCTGGTCGAATGTTGCATCCCCAAAGGATAATGCTCCACCTTCCTCAATCCATGCAGCTGCAGGCTTAGTAGCTGCGATGTTAATCTTATGCTGACCTGCCGTAGTAATCTTTGTAGCAAGGCTACGCATGATGTTCTCACCATCAAGCACATCAATAAGTCTTCGGTCATACTCTTCCGGCACAAGGTAACCACCATCGGCATCTACGCCTTCCTGTAACACATTGCTTACATTACGGAAATTAGAACGCATTGCAGAAAGCATTGCATCCTTATAAGCATCGGAAGCACGACCCTTCTTTACTTCTTTAGCATCACCCATAAAAGGCTTACCAGTAATCGGAGAATTAACAGGCTTTGCAAGTTCCGCTTCTCTACGTTCTGCTCTCTGCTGACGGTCGATGGCAGCTGTCAAATCCTCGATTTCCTTCTCCATCTTGTTGTAGGTTGCTGTATCCTCATCGGAAAGCACACCATTCTTGTCTTCGTGAGTTTCTACAAAGTTCTTTGCAGTTTCCCACACCTTTGCTCTCTTTTCGATTAAATCCTTAATAGTCATAATAGAATTCCTCCTTAAATGAATTTCTTAATAAAGTCCAGACGCTCCTTAATCTCTTTAGCAGGAGTGCCATGGTTTGCAGGCGAAGAAATCTCTGCCTGCTTTGTTACTGTTTCTTTAGGCTGGACATAGTATTTTTCCAGTTTGTTCATAAGAGCGTTGTTAACTGCCTTGCGTGAAAAAAGCATCGAGTCAGAAGGTTTCTTTTCCTTCTCTTCGGTGCTTTCTTCTTGATCCGCTTCTTCGGGATTGATATTCGGTTTTGTTTCTGCTCTCATAATGATGTCATCAGCAAAGCCAAGCTCAACGGCCTTGTTGGCATCCATCCAGGTTTCTGCATCCATCAAGTGACTAAGCTTTGATCTTGAAAGACCAGTCTTAATCACATAGGCATTGATGATGGACTCTTTCACTTCTGCAAGCATATCGATAGCCTTCTGCATTTCTGCATGGTCACCGAATGCTACGGTTGCAGGGTTATGAATCATCATCATGGAAACAGGTGACATAAGCACTGTGTTTCCTGCCATCGCAATAACCGATGCTGCCGATGCTGCAATACCATCAATCTTCACTGTGACATTTCCTTTGTACTGTGTGAGCATATTGTAGATTTGAGCCGCAGCCACACAGTCTCCACCCGGAGAATTAATCCATACAGTAATATCTCCACTTCCGGCATTTAACTCATCCTTGAAAAGCTGTGGTGTGACATCATCATCAAACCAACTTTCTTCGGCAATTGTTCCGTGCAACTCAAGTACTCGTTCTGCGACTTCTTCGTTTGCCTGGTTCAGAGTTTTTCGACTCTTCCAGTTCCAGAACTTCTGGTTCTTCATCTGTCTTCTCCTCTCCGTCTGATGTATCCGGGCTTGTAGCAAAGATACCTGCATCTTCAAGCTTGGTCATGTTACCGTTGATAAGGTAAAGGTCACCACCGAGTTCAGTAGGAATCCTGTCGAGATTCTCAAGTTCCCTTATATCATTGGCAGACATCCATCCGTTCTGTCTTGCAGTGGCATATCCGTTCATACGGCTTTGATAGTCACCACGAAGAAGTCCGTCTACATTAAACTTGATAAAATAATTCTGTTTCTCCTCTGCTGTTAACAGAGAACGAGCCATATTCTGTTCCCATCTTGAAACCCAAGGATCAAGAGTGTATTTCACAAATTCAAGTGACTGTTGCTCAATATTAGAAAAGCTCGACTTCTCAAGGTCACCTACCATGTGTGGAGGTACTCTGAAAATTCGAGCAATCTCGTCTATCTGAAATTTTCTTGTTTCTAAAAACTGTGCTTCGTTCGGAGAAATGGAAATCGGTGTATACTTCATTCCTTCTTCCAAAACAGCCACTTTATGCGAATTTGAGCTACCACCAAAAGTTTGTGACCAACTATCCCTTACCTTTGATGGGTCTTTCAGTGTTCCCGGATGCTCAAGCACCCCACTTGGAGCAGCACCATTAGCATAAAACTTACTACCGTACTCTTCAGCTGCGATTGCAAGACCGATAGCATTCTTGGCCATAGCAATAGGTGAGTACCCTACCAAGCCATCAAAGCCAAGTCCAGGAATATGCATAACTTCATCAGGTGCAAGTCTTACTGAAGAACCCTTGTTAGTAGGTGCATCATCCTGACTTACCTGATATTCGTAATACAGATATCCGTGTTCATCTCGGTCAACTCTCATACGGTTCGGCATCAATGGATAGATTGCGATAATCTCACCCTTACCATTCCTTATGATTTGCGCATAGGCATTACCCCACAAAAGAAGATGTGTCATGAGTGTTTCCCTAAAAACAAAGCTTGTCATTTCTGGGTTAGGCTCATCATGCAACAATCGGTAAAGATTATGATTTAATGCTTTTTCTTTTCCACCATCTGAGTTATAGTGATAAACATGAAGAGGCAAACCTGCGATTGCTTCCGAAAGGATACGCACACAGGCATATACTGCCGTCATCTGCATGGCACTTCTCTCATTCACATTTTTTCCTGCAGTGCTATTGCCCATAAAGAACGAATAAGCACTGCCGCTTGTCCTATTGGTAGGAGCATCTCTTGTTCTAAATAATCCTGAAAAAATACTCATTGCTATTCCTCCGTTTATTTTTATTTCCCATAGAAAGGAGCTGATAATTAATGTATTCATATGATTTTGTAAGAACCCGTGGCAAAGACAAGACCACTCGAAGACGTCCTCAAAAGATTGACAGAACTCTTACTGTATCCTCAATTAGCGATATAACAGCAAGGATGTTCCGGCACTTCGTATCAATGGTCTTTGGCTTGAAGACTACGGATTCCACAAAGGAGATAAAGTATCGATTCATTGCGAAGAAGGAAAACTTGTCATCGTCAAATCAGAAGACGAGTAATCCTCTCGTATCGTAGACTGATTCAGTTACTTCATTACCACATCTGATTGCTCTATCAAGTGCCATGATTGTTGCAATGGCACCATCAATCTTTTCAGTCGATTTTTCCTTATCTGCCTTGATGTTTCCTGCAGGGTCAGTACGGATAAAGATGTTATCCATGTTCCACCTTAAAACCGGATGACCACCATGTGCTATCTTTTGTTCAAGCACAAGTTTCATTAGTTCCTTGGTTGGTGGACTCATATCCTTGAACCCCTGTCCGAAAGGCACAACGGTAAATCCCATGCCTTCCAGGTTCTGTACCATCTGTACTGCTCCCCAACGGTCAAAGGCAATCTCTCTAATGTTGAACCTCTCACCAAGACTTTCTATGAAATTCTCGATGTAACCATAATGAACAACATTTCCTTCAGTTGTCTGTAGATAACCTTTTCGCTCCCACAGATCATAGGGAACGTGGTCTCTTCGCACTCGAAGGTCAAGGGTGTCTTCTGGCACCCAAAAATAAGGAAGAATGATATATTTGTCATCCTCATCAAGTGGTGGAAACACAAGCACAAATGCCGTAATATCAGTTGTACTTGATAAGTCCAGTCCGCCGTAACATACACGACCTTCCAGGTCATCTTCATTAACGGTAAAGTTGCAGACATCCCACTTTTCCATCGGCATCCATCGCACCGACTGTTTTACCCACTGATTAAGTCTTAGCTGTCTGAAGGAGTTTTCTTCTCCGGGATTCTGTTTTGCAGAATCACAGGCAGCTTTTACTTTTTCTATGGCAACTGTAATGCCTAGTGATGGATTTGCTTTCTTCCATACTTTAGGGTCTGTCCAGTCTTCTGATTCATCTGCTCCGTAAATAACAGAATAAAAGGTAGGGTCAACTTTTCTACCTGCCTCAATGTCTAAAGCCTTCTGATGTATCTCATAGCAGATAGAGTTCGTATCATTCCCGGCTGTTGTAATAAGAAAATACAACGGCTGCATACGGGCATCACCCGAACCCTGGGTCATTACATCATAGAGTTTTCGATTTGGCTGGGTGTGCAGCTCATCAAAGATTACTCCGTGTGTATTAAAGCCATGCTTATTTGCTACATCTGCCGACAGAACCTGGTAGGAACTGTTGGTAGGTTTATAGATGATCTTCTTTTGCGATTCCAGTATCTTCACTCTTTTCATAAGAGCTGGGCAGAACCTTATCATATCAACGGCAACATCAAATACGATTTTTGCCTGATTTCTGTCTGCTGCACATCCGTACACTTCTGCTCTTTCTTCTCCATCACCACATAAAAGGAGAAGTGCCACGGCAGCTGCAAGTTCCGATTTTCCCTGTTTCTTGGGAATTTCAATATAGGCTGTATTGAACTGTCTGTATCCGTTTGGTTTCAGAACACCAAACAGATCCCTTATAATCTGTTCCTGCCAGTCTATCAGTTCAAACTTTTTTCCTGCCCACGTTCCTTTGGTATGGCATAGTTCCTCAATAAAGCTGACGGCATAATCTGCCATCTGCTCATCGTAATGAGAAGACTTCGCCATAAGCTTCGTGGGTTTATATTTTTTCAGTTTTCTCATTCGCCATCACCTCCACGAAAAAAGGACCCCTGGTGGAGTCCCAAAAAGTATTCTTTTTTAAGTTTTACTGTCCCATACAGCTGTGAATGGTGTTCAGAATCTCTTCCTGCTCATCCTTGTCCACACCTATGCTTTCAAGAGCCTCTCTTGTCCCACAGTCGGGGCAGATATTGGTTTCGTTGTCTACTCTTGAAAGAGCTGGACTTCCGTGATATTCCTTGCCACATTTAGGGCAGATTGCAATTCTTCTAACTTCAGTCTTCATATAATTCCCTCCTGCTTACTCTGATCGCATCGAACAGGTACTTCTCATCAAACCCAAAGGCTCGGTATCCTTCAAGACAAGTATTCACATAATACCAGCTTGGGATTCCAAGTTCTCTTTCTTCATGCATGATGTAGACAAAAGCATCTCGCCTTCGTATCTTTCCCGTTCTGATGCCTTTGATATCCAAGGTCATTTCTTTTTTGTAATAGAAGTTTGGATATCCTTCGTAACGGTCAAGTGCTTTCTCATCACTGTCGGTAACTTCCCATATTACAACGGGAACTTCAGCACCTTGTTTCGGTTCAACGGTAAGGTAAGAACCTGTCTTACTACCTTTGAATAAAAGCTGGTAGCCTTCAATGGCCGATGTTCCAATAATCCTTGCACCTGGACATCTCATTCTCATCTGTGAAATATTCAGGTTGCTGCCATAGGCAATGTAGTATCGTTTACTCATATGGTTTCCATCCTTTCTGAAGGGGACACCCTTCTACCACCTTAAGACCACCGAAGTGGTCGTTTCTTTTTATTAAGGTGTTACAAGGCTATCTCCTTGCAGTTCTGAATGCTGTATCTCCTGCAAGTCTTCTTGTAAGAAGGTCTCTTGCTGTCTTGAATTCATCTCCAATAAACCCAAGTCTTAAGAGCCATGTTCTCATTGCGTATTTTGGATTTTCGTTCTGCTGTGGTTTTGGACTTGCTGTTCTTACTTCCTTTGCCATCTGGCTCAGTGCCAAGCAAAGCTGAATGTAGCTTTTAAGCTGTCCGGCATGAAGTCCGTTCTGCTTTCCATTGGCAGGTGCATCAAATTGGAAAAGCCTGAACTCGATTGTTCCCTTTGTGAAGGTTGCGTGGTAGTTGAGCATATGGTATCGGCTGTCGTTGTAATGTTGGCTACGTCCGTAGTTGCAACCCTGTGTGCCGTACCAAATGTCTGCAAGCTTGCTCATAGTCTTTGGTTTCTTCTTATTGAGCTGCTCTAAAAATCTTGGGTCAACTGTTCTGCAGTATCTGTTCATTCTTCCTCTGTCAAGGTCAAGTGCATCAGCTATTAGACTTTCGTGGCTTGCCATGATGTTTGCAAGGTTTCTCATGGTCTGTGGCGTGTGGCCGTTTGCTCCGATATGGATGTGAACACCACATCCTCTTGTTGCATCGCTCTTGGCTCCTGCCTTGCGAAGCTTTCTAATCAGCTCCTGCAAGATTTCCATGTCCTCGTATTTAAGGATTGGGGTTACCATTTCGCATTTATGTGCATCGTCCCCGGCAATGCTTACGTCCTTCTGGAATTTCCATTCTCTGCCTTGTCCATCCCATGCTGACCAGGTCATGTAGCCGTTTCTTGATGCTGTGTTTTCATAGCGTCCAGTTCCGAAGTATTCGGCAGCAAGCTTTGCAGCTCGCTCTCTTGTGATATTGTTCATCTCAACCTCAACTCCGATGGTCTGCTTTTTCATTTCTTCAATCTGATGTGTGATTTTTTCGTTCATTCTATGTACCTCCGTTTGGTGTGTATTCCCTTTTGGTAGTACTATATATCACTCTAAAAGCACACTATATCAAGTTAATTAGCACTATATTCTACACAATCTTTTAATATAAAATCTGTGTATTTCTGTGCTTTATTCTTTAGTGATCTTACGGCATTTATCCTCACCGTAGACCACATTCAAACTGCTGCCGTTATCCCATGCAACCATAATGCTTGCAGTATCATCAACACCTCTGACCGTACCCTTCGTTCCAATCGGTGGTGCTTGGAAATCATCCATTCTTACAAGTTCAACTCTTGTTCCAGCCGGATATTCCTTTTTCACTCTTTCAACGATATCTCTGCTTGGAAAGAACATTATTCTTCGCCTCCCTTCGTACCGTTCTTGAATGCTGCAGAGCCTTGAAGATTCTTAAGCAGAATCTTTCTATCTGCCTTGTATTCGTTACCGATAAATCCAAGTCTTAAAAGGAAACATCTGAATGCATATTTCTCGTTGTCGACTTTCTTATCCTTAGCTTGGATTCTTTTCTGATTCACACTCATCTTACAAAGTGCTGCAATGAATCGTGAGTACGTCTGAATGCTATCTGCGTCCAGGACTTCTGAAAACCAGGGGAAGGAAACCTTATCTTCTTCTATCTCGATGCTAAGATTTGTAATGCCAAGTGCCTTCTTGATAAGTCCGGATTTGGAATCGATAAGTGCCGTAAGATTTCCAACCTTTACCTTTTCAATTGGAATTGCCACCGTAAGTCCCACTGTTTCGCCCTGTGGCTTGCTTTCAGGTTCTTCCGTATTGTTTTCCCATTCTTCCGGAGAACTGCCTGTGGCCATTACGCAGGCATCAATAATTCTTGCTGATTCTTCCATACTATCTCCATCGGCAAATTCAAGTTCTCCATTTTTGCCTACGATGTAATTTCCAACCTCGTATGAGCAGCTTGGAACACCAAGGTATCTGGCTTTTACACTGAGTTCTTTTTCAATTGCTTTTACCATTGCTTTTCGGCTTTCGCCCTTTACATTAAAATGCAGTACCATATTATGTACCTCCTTCGTTTTGGTATCCTATATATCACTCTAAAAGGCACATATATCAAGTTGTATGTGTGAAGAATAATCAGGTATTATTCCCTAGGAAACTGTGCGTAATATACAATGCCCGAAAGCACAAATACTACATTAGGAAGTGCTACTCCGTTGCCCCACATCTTATATTCAGCTGAATCCGAATGAGGGTGAACGAGCCATTTCTTTATCTGTGCATCAGTCTTTGGCTTTGTATTCTTTTCTAGAGCCTTTGCATGAGTATCAAAGATTTCTCTCCACTTGGCAATATCCTCATCTGTTGGTTCTTCGATACCAAGGTCATCACACCACCAGTCCGGGAATCCCTGCAATCTTGCACATTCGGTTGGAGTAAGCCTTCTTACGATATAGTCAGACTCAAGAACTCCATTTTGAAATCCCGGATTTGTACCATTCACAAGGCATCCACTCTTTTCTTCCGTAAAGGTAATACACTCGGCTTTCATCTGTGGATAGAATCCATAGCTTGGACTGTCATTTACAATCGGTGGATCCTTATAATCTGTTGCCACAAGTGTGTTTGCAAGTTCCTCTTCAGCTGATGTGAAGAACGATGCCTTAGACGAACTGAACACAGGATGAGCCACACCACTTGCTCCGGCTGCGACAATCGTTGGTTCGATTTCTTCTTCAATCTGAAATGAGAACTTTGCATTGTAACCTTGGTTCATGGCTGGTCTTCCAATTCCATACGCAACTCCATGCTGTTCTGTCGCGTTGAGCGTATACATCACATCAGATTCCTTATATCCATCACCTTTATGAGAAGGTCTAGTTCCGTTTCCTTCGATAACAGCCATGCCACCCTGATTGCATGATGGATTTCCACCATTACCATCAAGACATCTGCTTGTAGTTGCTTCATAGAATCCACTGTTAGGATTTGATGACTTCATCGCATTGCTGTCCTTGGCACAGATGCCATAGACCTTTGGTACAAATAAAGTCTGATCATTGTTACATCCAAGGGTTGCTGACTTGTCCTCCTGAATCAATGCCCCCTTGCCACCACCTTCGCAACCACTTCTGATTTTGAGAGTCTTCGGTGTCTGCACCACAAAAGGCTGATTATTACCACCCGTTCCAAATGTTGAACTGACAGTCTGTGCCACCTTTAGAGGACCTGTATATCTTGAGTCCTGTCCATGATTTTCAAACATTAAGCTGTTGCTGCTTGTTTCTCCAATGCTCTTTGCAGAACCGTTGGCAGTTGCTTGCCACGAACGGAAGCCCTGCGGAGAATACCCAGACAAGCCTTCTGACTCAAATAGTATTTTTCCGGCACTCCAGCCTGCAAAATCTGCGACAAGGTAGATACGTTTTCTTCTCTGGGGTACTCCCCAAAATTGAGCATCAAGCTGTCTCCATGCGACTGAGTAACCATCTCCCAGGATTTTTCCTGCTGACTGCCATTTTGAAGGTTTAGGCACTGACACACATTCATCTTTGATTTTACAGATTTCTTCAAGGACGGCTTTGAAGTCTTCTCCTTTGTTGCTTGAGAAAGCTCCTGGAACATTCTCCCAGACGATAAATCTTGGATATCGGCCATCTGTCTTACACCTCATTTCTTTTATAATTCTCACCGCCTCATAAAACAGACTGGAACGAGATCCACCAAGTCCATCTCTTTTTCCTGCAACGGACATATCCTGGCACGGACTTCCGAATGTAATGATGTCAACAGGAGTAATCTCGCCTCCATTCATCTTGGAAATGTCACCATAGTGTTTCATTTGCGGTAGTCTTTTTGTTGTTACACGAATAGGAAAAGGCTCGATTTCCGATGCCCACAATGGGGTAACACCAGAAAGCAAGCCTCCTAAAGGAAACCCAGCAGAACCATCAAAAAGGCTGCCAAGGGTCAAATTATTCTGTTTCTTCATCCGTACCCTCCACTTCTTTTACCAGTGCAGAATATGGGATTTTCTCACCATCTCTGATTACAAATACACCTTCTGCGTCACCAGTATCCTCGACATATCTGCGAAGGATGACGGATGCGTATTTCTCATCAAGTTCCATCGTATAGCATACACGGTTCGTCTGCTCACAAGTCATGAGAGTAGAACCACTGCCACCAAAGGTATCAATAACGATTGCGTTTTCTTGACTTGAATTTCCAATTGGATAGGCAAGCAGGTCAAGTGGCTTTGAAGTAGGATGATTCTTATTCTTCTTTGGCTTATCGAAGTTCCAAATGGTAGTCTGACTTCTGCCTGCATTCTTGCTCCAGTAATGCTTTCCATTTTGTAAAAAGCCATAAAGAACTGGTTCATGCTGCCACTGATAATCTGAACGGCCAAGCACAAGAGAGTTCTTTACCCAAATGCAACAGCCGGATAAATGAAAACCTGCATCCATGAAAGCCTTTCTGAAATTAAGACCTTCTGTATCTGCATGAAATACGTATGCCGAACCACCCTTTTCAAGATGCTCGGCCATATTCTTAAATGCAGAAAGCAAGAATTCATAGAATTTATCGTTTGCCATCTTATCGTTTTTTATGGATAATCCATCGGAACTTTCAAATGCCACATTGTAAGGTGGATCAGTAATAATAAGGTTAGCTTTTTTACCATCCATAAGTGCAGCTACATCTTCTGAAGAAGTTGCATCACCACACATCAATTTGTGTCTTCCGACTGTCCAGATATCACCACGCTTTACAAACGCTGCTTTCTCAAGTGCAGCCGACAAATCGTAGTCATCATCTTTTACCCCGGAAGTATCATCCGAACCAAAGAGATCTGCAATCTCACTTTCATCAAATCCCGTAAGTCCGATATCGAAGTCCTCACCTTGGAGAGCTTCAATCTCAATACGAAGTAACTCTTCGTCCCATCCAGCATCCATTGCCATTCGGTTGTCTGCCAAGATATATGCTTTCTTTTGTGCCTCTGTAAGATAGTCTACAAATACACAAGGCACTTCAATTATTCCTTCTTCTTTTGCAGCAAGGATTCTTCCATGACCTGCTATAACATTAAACTCTCGGTCGATGATAACAGGGTTGATGAAACCAAACTCACGAAGGGAAGAACGAAGTTTCATAACCTGTTCAGCAGAATGGGTTCTTGCATTATTTACATAAGGAATAAGTTTTGATACAGCTACAAGCTGCATTTCTGTAGTTGTCTTACCCATAGTGCCTCCTTAGTACAATCCCCATTCGGAAAACTGCTCAAAGCCACCAAGGGAACGAATAAACTCTCTAGCTTCTTCCACGATTTCCTTATATGGAATACCATCAACGACATCATCACCAATAGCACATACAAGTTCCACCGGCTTGCCAGTTCTCTGAGCCTTAAGGAATGCGTGGATATTTACAGAAACATCCGCTTTGGACAAGTCCTTACCGTGAAGACCACCACCTGTTACGGAGTCTGCCATATCAGAACCAAGTTTACGATTAGTTGCACCCGTATCTACATCTGTGCCACCAGTCCAGTCACCCAAGGGATTGATTTCTGCTGTAGGATAAATTTCCTTTAAGTGTACTTTTTTAGCATTGCTCTGGCAGATGATCAGTCTTTCCTGATCAAGAATGTACTTTCCATCAAATGGATACACCTTATAGATATCTCTCGCTATCTGGGATAATGCTTTCTGTTCTTCAGTAAGTGGCACTCCCTTGAAGATACCATTGTCACCACAACGGATACTTTCTTCCTGGTTCTTTGCAAGGTGTGTATCCTGGGGAACTATCTCAATGTCTGCTCTGACATCTCCGGCAATTCTATGAATGACTGTCGCAATGTCAAACTTATCAAGTTCAGCTGATGTTTCAATAATTACATGAGCCTGCCCATGACCGATAAGCACCTCAACGGCAACTTTAGGATTTTCTTCTTTTGCATAAGCCAAATCAACAATGGCACCTGCTATTCTATCAGCCACCTTATCAGGATGGCTTGGATTCACTTTTTCAATCATATTATTTTCCTTCCCTTGCTCTTAGGAGTCTTTCCATCAAATCATTTTGTGGAGCAGCATCATCATAATCTGTGCTGCAGTTCTCCTTCACAATCTGAAATATTTCGTTCCAAAGCCTTACTGCCTGGTTCATATAGTTGATGCCAATATTAATGAACGGAGATGGGATTGGTTTTTGTGTTGTTGGATGCTTTGAAAGAAATCCCAATTTGTTGGTCATCTCTTCGCACTGAATCCATCTTGCAGAACACATTGCATATCTCTCCAACAGCTGTGGTGATACCTTTGATGAGCATCCAATCTTGTTTAACCAGTTCCATGTTTCCGTATAGATTTCGTGAGCCTGCAGTTCACTTCCATCTCTTTGTTCTGCAGACAGGAAGTCATGAGGCTTTGGCATCTCAACCCCTTCCACTTCAGGAATATCCAGGACTTCTAATTTTCTGCCACCAGGATTTCCGTTTTTTGCTTTCTCGGATACAGCCGTTTTCTTGCGACCTGCACCAGGTCTTGCACCACCACGGCCACCGATGTTATTCGATTTTGTAGGCACGTCTGTACACCCTCCTTTAATTACCCTTTTGATTTCGCATTTTTCACACGCAAGACCCCACGCCGTTCCCCGGGACCTTGATGCGTTTGAGATTTGAACCGCCCCTAGGGTCATTTATCGTAGCTATACACACGATGTTTTTTTCCACCATGATAGTCACCACGCTCGGCATGGATCTTTGCGTGACAAGACTTACATAACCCGATAAGGTTCTGTCTATCATGTGTTCCTCCCTCTGACAAGGGAAGCTTGTGATGGACCTCATCAACAGGCACAAGGATTCCTTTCTCGAAACAAAGTTCACAGAAAGGATGCTGTGATACATACTTGTCACGGATACGTTTCCATGCTCTTCCGTACCTACGGCGTACAGCTGGATCTCTGCCATACTTCTCGTAGGAACGAGCCATCTGCTTCTCGTGTTCCTTGCAGTACCTTCCATCAGTAAGGTTTGGACATCCGGGATAACCACATGGTTTCTTCGGTAGTCTTGGCAACTCCTCCACCTCCTTTTGGGCATAAGAAAAGCCCTGCAGGTTTTCCCACAAGGCTGTAACTCATTCTATTTTTCTATTATAAGTTTAGCACATCCCTTATGCGACTTATAGATGAACTCGGGGTGAACTAGGGTGAACTAGGGTGAACTGGGGTGAACTCTTTCAAAGTTTTCTATTGCTCTGTTATGAATTCGCTGCGTCCACCTTAATGTATAATGCACCTTCGTTGCTATCTGGTTCATTGGCATAAACATCAGATATCTGTAGCGAAGAATAAGCTGTTCATACGGGTCTTCAAGTTTATCGATTTCTGCATCGATTTCCTTCTTCATATCTTCAAGCTTTTCATAGTCAGCTTTTATCTCTTCTTCCAAATCACTAATTTTTCCAAGGTATCTTACAAAGGGAGGCTCAAGATTTCTTGTTCCTGAAAACTTCTCCTCAAAGCTCGGAGAAGAAACACTTGTTGATAAATCCCTATAGCATTCCAACTTGATAAGCTTATCATTAATCTTGTTATTTAGAATGAACGGTCTATTCAGATAATCTTTAGCCGTCATAAGCACCACCTCCGATTCTCGCTCTAACAGCATTGATAAGATCTGTCTGTGTTTTTTCTTTGAGTCTTAATGCCTTCATCACATCTTCATCAATGGTATCCTTTGAAATAATGTGGTGTATAACAACTGTGGACTTCTGCCCTTGTCTCCACAATCTTGCATTGGTTTGCTGATAGAGTTCCAAAGACCAGGTAAGACCGAACCATACAAGAGTCGACCCACCACTTTGTAAATTCAAGCCGTGTCCGGCACTCGCAGGATGGATTACAGCAATCGGTATCTCGCCATTATTCCAATCTCTGATATCCTTTGAAGTCTTGATTTCACGAACCTTGAATCTTTCCTTGATTCGCTCTAGGTCATGGTTATACCAATAAGCTACAAGTACAGGCTTACCATTTGCTCCTTCAATCAAGTCCTCAAGTGCATCAAGCTTACGGTCATGAATATGGAATACATCTTTTTCTTCGTTATAGATAGCACCATTAGCCATTTGCAAAAGTTTACCTGAAAGAGCAGCTGCATTTGCAGCATCAATCTCTTCATCGCCTAATGAAACAACCATTTCCTGTCTTAACTCATCGTATGTAGACCACTCCTTTTCTGAAAGCTTTACATCCACTTCGTTCATAATGCACTCAGGCATTTTAAGAAAATCTGCCGATTTCATAGAAATCGTAATATCCGATATCAGTCTGTAGATTGCATCTTCCGCACCTGGTCTAGGTTTGTAGGAAAATATCATTTGCTGATTTCGTTTATCCGGCACAAAGAAATTCATACGATAATGTGTGATGTATCTTCCGAGCCTTTCTCCCATGTCAAGAATTCTGAACTCTGCCCATAAATCCATAAGTCCATTACTGCTAGGAGTTCCTGTAAGACCCACGATTCTTTTTACCTTTGGTCTTACTTTAAGAAGGCTCTTAAATCGTTTAGCCGATGCGGATTTAAAAGATGACAATTCATCAATGACTATCATATCGAAGTCAAATGGAAAACCACTCTTGTTAATAAGCCAGTCCATATTTTCTCTATTAATCAAATAAATACCAGCACTTTTTCTTAATGCCTCTTTTCTCTCCAACTCTGTACCTATAACTACCGAATAGGTCAGTCCCTTTAAGTGATCCCACTTTTCTATTTCAGCAGGCCATGTATCTCTTGCTACCCGAAGAGGTGCAATGACCAGAACCTTTCCTACTTCAAATCTATTATAGAGAAGTTCAAATATAGCCGTTAAGGTAATCACACTCTTACCGAGTCCCATTTCTAAAAGGACTGCTGCCACAGGATGTTCAAGTACAAAGTTCGTTGCATAAGTCTGATAATCATGAGGATTGTATTTCATCAATGACACCCCCAATCACATCAGTGTTATCAACCACATAGCAGGCAAAGCCTAAAGCTGATAACTGTTTCATTCTTCTTTTTTGTAAGGCTCGTGGTTTCTTGCCAGGAGCCTTGAGTTCTATAAAAGCCATTCTCCCTTTTGGAAGAAGAACCAGTCTGTCTGGTACTCCGTCAAATCCAGGAGATGTAAATTTGATACAGAAACCACCTGCAAGCTTTACAGCCTTTACAAGTTTCTGCTCTACTTCTTTTTCTCGCATTCTTGCCACCTCCATCAATGCTGAATTTGATGGTGTGACAGGGTAAGACTGTCATTTCCTATACTTTATATATAGACTTAATTTTTTTACTCTATAGAAAAGGATAGTAAATAGCTGTCATTAACTGTCACACCTACTGTCATTACTCTTCTTCCATAAAGTCTGTCTTGAGTTTTAAGCCTTTAATGTATCTACCTTTACGGTCACGGTATCTTTCAAATCCGACTGTTTCCAAAGCTGTGTAGAAATCTGTTGTACTGCGAGTAAACTCACCCACCTGGGTACAAAAGATTCGATACTCGTTATATACCTCACTGGACTTTGCCACAAAGGTAGGATCAAGTTCGCAGCGTTCACTTAAGAAGTAGGAAAGCCAGTCATTACTTTCCTTATAATGCTCAATGGCATCACGCACCTTCTGTGGAGGGTCAATCTTATAATCATCTTCGATTACTTTTCTTGCACCTTCGATAACCCATGAAAGGATTGCTCCGCCTGCCTTTTCAAATAAATAATCTGCATAGTTCTTGATATCAGCACTTCCTTCGATTTTTGCATCAAAAGGAATTACAATAAGTCTTCTCCATGTACCCTTATCAATCGCACCGACCTTTGGCAGATGGTTGGTATAAAGGACAAGTGTATGTGTCGGAGTATATGAGAATGGATCTTTATACTTCTTTTCAGCATAGATTTCATCAGTAGAGCAAAGCTGTTTTACATTGGCAGTATTCAATCTCATGCCTTCTTCTAGCTCTGCTGCAATGAGCATTCTCTTACCCTTTGCCTCGGCAAGTTCCGGCTTTACATTTCTTCTGCATCCAACGGTAAGCATATCTGCAGAGATGTTTCCTGAATATGTTCCAAGGACTCTTGCAATAACATTCCAGAATGTTGACTTACCATTGCGACCTTCTCCATATGCAATAATGAGTGCCTCTACATACACCTTTCCAATTGCTGACAAACCAACCATTCTCTGAACATAATCAATAAGATCTGCATCCTTTAAAAAGAAGGTATCAAGTGCATCTGTCCAGATATCTTCTCCATCACTTGATGGGTCAACAGTTGTCTGCTTTGTGATGAAATGCTCTGGTCTGTGTTCCATCGGAAACTTGATGCCCTGTCTTAAATCATAGGTAAGAGTTGGTGTGTTCAGCATGAACTCATCGGCATCAAGATTTCTCTGCTCCACTTCAAGCATCGGACGAGCTTCTTTTAATGTGGCAGCAATGTTCTTTGTATCTCTTCGCTTAATGGCATACTTCTTGTAAGCCTCGGCATTACAATACATTTCAAAGGCATGAGCCTGCTGTTTGTTAAACATCTGCTGTGCCTTTTTTGAGCCGACCGACACAAGTATTTCCATCCCACCATTCTTTACAAGTTCATCCATAGCTTTCTTCATTTCAGCATCAGCTTCCTCAAGCTGTCTTTCTGTCAAGTCCTGGGAAACACCCTGGGACTTTGGTTTTGACTCTTCCCAGAAACTGCCGTTGTAGACCATGTAATCAGTAGATGGGGAATAGCGAAGAATATCCTTATATTCATTTGCAAGTACTGCAGCCTGCCCTACATCAGAAAAATCCATAGGCTTTAATTTACAATCGGAGTTGTACTGTTCCGGTGGAATGTATCCATCCTGGTTTGATACCTTGTTTCCAAACTTTGATGCACTTCTCCATATCACCTTGAGTTCACTTTCCGGAAGTGGTGGATTGCAAAGTTCTGCTTTCTTAAGGAAAATCTGATAAGCATCTTCTGTATTTCCATATCTTTTGACAATCTTTCCTGCAATATGGCTCATAGTGCTGTTACGTTGACCTTCCGGCACTTGTTCAAGACTTGCATCGAAATCAGCAAAATCATCCTCTTCCAAATAATCAAGAATGGTCTTGTCACCTTCATAGAACTCCACTTCATCAGAGTCATTTCCATAAAGGAATCTCGCAGAGTCTAATGCATTAGTATCATAATAAGGGAAAGCATCGGCAATCTTGCGTTTCATTGCTGCATACTCTTCTTCGTCCGTTACCTTTTGTATAGGGAAGAATACATGAAATCTCGGTCTTGCCGATTTTTTACCCTTTGGAAGGTTGTGATGTCTGCTATACGATGCAGCAAAAACTACTCCTGGAATTGATAATGCAATATCAAAAGGAGTAAGCCAGTCTTCCGGGTTCTCTGAATGGTCATTGTCACAATCTAGAGGAATACAGTCCGAAGATTCAAAATTATCCTTACTGCGATAATTTCCCTTGTACTTTGCTGTAACATGATCCATCTTGGTTGCTGCGATAAAGGAATCTTTATCGGTTACAACATTCTTATTGGGATACAGACAGTTACCGCTGTTGCCAACACAGTCTGCTGAATAAACAGTAAAATTAATCATATTCTTCGACCTCCTTCAAATCCTGGGTAAACCATCTAAGCTTCATTCTTCTTTTCTTGGCAACACTAATCTCACGAGCCATGCCTCGGCTAATCACCCCACCGAAGACCCAAACCTCTGTACATTTACCAAGAAGCACATAATTAAAATGCATAGCCATCTCTCTTTCAGCCTCATTACTGTCATCCATGAACTGCGGATATAAAAGATGAGGTGCTACCGGGATAGCTTTTTCATCAACAGCAAATCTGCTGTATCGTTTTGCATTGTTTACATTGTTTTCAACATCACCTGCATATGGGCTGCACACATACACCAAAGGAAGATAGGCAGCCTTTTTATCAGCTGCCATTTCTTCATGGTGGATGTTGGTAAGAGCCTCATATGTAGTTGGGTCAAAATACCCTTCGTGATTAAACTTATCAACACTCATATCTCTTAATCCTCCTGTTCGATGATTGGTAAGATGCCCTCATTTTTCAAAAGGTCATAAAGGAAAAGTCTGCCCTTCTGAGTCCAGTAGGTATGCATCACACTTCTACTCTCATCGATTGCGTAAGTACGGGACTGTGTATATCCGCACTCTGCATAGTGCTGATATAAAAGCCAGGTCTTTCTGAATTTGTATTGAATTCCAAGTTCGTGAAGAAGTTCGTTGAACTTGCGACCACTCATACCGTAATCCTTTGCAATCTGTGTAACAGGCACTGTGTTCTTGTTTTGTAAAATAAGGTCATAGTAGCTTGCCTTTGGTTGGAGTTCTGCAATCTGCTGACGCTGAACTAATGTCAAACATTCAAGCTGTTTTCTTCTTTCACGTTCTTCCTTGAGCTGTGTAAGTGCTGCAATCGCAAGATCAGGATTTTCCAAAATCTCATCGATGGCATACATTCCATGCTTACGAATAGCCGGAAGAACTTCCGATGTGACCCAATGCTTGAACTTCTTCGCATTAGGCATTTTGCTTGAAAGGATAAGACTGTAAAGACCTGACTCATTGATGATGATGGTTTCCTTATCCTGGTTACCATCAAAGATCATGACCTTTTGTCTATCCTCATCGTCTACATGGCGGTTAATATCTCGACTACCATTCTGGTATCCGAGAATGTCTGCTACATCCTTGCCGACAAACATAATCTCACCATTTACAGTTGTTGTTCTTACAGAGCCAAACTCTGTGCTGTTAAAAACTTGTAATTCCATACGAATTACCTCCTTAATTTAATTTCTTGGAGGTGTCACCCTCCTACCCAGTAGCCTTGGGAGAAGGGTTAAAAGGACGTTTTTGGAAAAATTTTTTTTAATTTATTGATTGCTCTTCTATAACGGTGGCTTACATTGTTGGGAGTGTCACCGATGTGTTCTGCATACTCAGCAACGGTCATACCATCAAGAACAATGGAAATAACCATCTTTGCTGCATCCGGTTTTAAGATTTCCCTTAGATAAGAGCAGCAATGTTCATACTGCCATTCATGATCCATTCGCTCTTCCAGTCCATCGATGCCTCTCGTAAAAATAGACTGGTCGATTGCTTTGGCCATGATTGCCTCTTCGGTGTTAACTTCAATTACACCCTCTTTATTTCTCACCTTTGCGTTTCCGGTATGACGGTCATGCTTGTGCCAGCTGTTGTAATCCGGTCTGTTGAATCTCTCTTCGATTACATCCTGGATTCTTTTTTCGTAGTCTTCCTGACTCTCTTCTTCTGAAATGGAGATATTAAGCCATTGCTCCAATTCCACATTTTCGACCTCAAGGGTCTGATACTCGTTCTCATAACGAATCTTAATTTTCATAAAGTTCCTGCCTTTCTGCCTGGTTCTTGCAGAAGGGCAATGGGAACTAATAAAGGCCGGTGCTTATAGAAGTACCGACCCACGATAAACACCTGAAAAGGGCATAAGGAAATAAGGGTACCTCTATCGCACCTTTCACAGGCTGTCCTGTGATTGATGCCGATATCTGTATCCCAATGCCCTTATAGCTAATCAGGCCTTGTGATATTATTTTTTTAGTGCCTCTGGCACTTAGTTGAATTCACCTGATGAACTCAACTAAAGGTCAGAGAGTCAAAATAGCTGTATTTGTATAAAATCTCTGCAAACGCATATTTACTAACTGCGATTGTGTAGATTTTTGCAATCTTTTCTGATATAATATTTGGTAGAACAATTTCCCAATACAGCCTTACAAGTAGCAAGCACTCGTTGTTTGCTTTCTACATTTCCCATTATAGGTAATTGAGTTGGTAGAACTTGGTAGTGGCTGGTAGGCTTCGGTAGTCTTGGGTGTAATGAGGAAAGAGGTGGATTATGGAATTCACAGAATTTGCACAAAAAATAAAACCCATCATTGGTGGTTCATACAGCACTCATGTCTTTACTAGAACACTGTTTGAATCAATCATCACCGAAGACGGGTTGTTAGAAATTGAAGATATAAGTGAAAACACTTTTAAAGCCTATTACAATGGCAAAACTAAAATAACGAGAATTTCTCAACGTATTTTGCCTTACATAGATCCAGAACAATTTATCGCATATTTGGATAGTTTCCCAGAAGCAACAACGCAAAGACTGTGTGATGCATTTATATCTAAGATTGTTGATATTGACCTATATAATGCAGCCGAAAAGATTGCATATTATTTTGAAGAAATTTTGACAACGGCTGCAGCACAAAAAAGAAAAAGCACTCCGAAGAGTGCAAAAAAAGACAATGAAAAAACGCCACATGAGATTCTTACCGAGAAAATCTTGGCTTCAGGACAGGCTATTGCGGATGTATGGGGTAAAGCTATTTCAAATTTAGTTGATTCTGCTACTTCAACTGATACGCTTGACGAAACTACGCTAAACCCACAAGATTGTGCCTTTCTTGAACGCTTCAAAAGTCAGGTTGAACCCCTTCTCACATATTGTATGGATCACGACCCTACAGCAGAGGGAACAAAGTTGTCACTTGCTGACGAGATTAATGATTTTCTTCAATCATGGAAATATGATGTACGAAAAATTCAAGATACCTGTTTAAGAAAGATTGTAATCGATGCGATGCAAGTACTTGGAGATTATACCTACTATATTTCAGATAAGTTTTTACGCTGGGTTCCCGATACTGATATTCTTTGGTTTAGGAATGAATCCATTGAAGAAGGCAATCAGCTCCGAGATGTACTTCGACCGGAGACCATTAAAAAGCGAACTGAAATGAAGAACATTTATATGCGTTTATATCCGATTCCAGAAGACAATAAAGATAAAAACGCCCTTGAGATTCCAAGTAAAAATCCTACAGAAGAATCCTCATACTCTCCGGCGGACAACTTACTGCTACAAGAGTTCACATCAGACTATGATGAAATTATGGTTGTTCTCATCGGAGAAAACTATGCAGAATCATTAATCGACATGACGCTCCCTTGTAAAATAAAAGACCTGTATGAAAACAAGTGGATTTCAAAAGCAGATACATTTGCTGATCCATCTTTAAAATCATATGTTTTTAGTTTACTTGGCGAATTAAATAATATAAGTAACAGCTTTTTAACTGATGGCTCTGTCACTCCTTCTTTTGGAAATGCCAGAACCAAAATACGTAATTTGTACGTAAAGCTTCATCCAGACCAGTTTACAGTAACATTCCCATACGATGCATTTATTGATGATTGGAATGATGGAGAATATTAATTTTTAGGAAGGAGGATGTTGATGCCATCAATTGATGAGTCTATCAAAAAAATCGACAGTGTAATATGTAGACATTTAGATGAAATAGAAAACAATTCTCGTGGTGCTATTTCTCAAGACATTTTAGAGCAGCTAACAAAGTTCGTAAATCACGTCATGCTCAAGTTTTATGCCAACGGCAGAGAAATACCTATAACCACCGAGAATATAGCAAAGGCCACCGAGTTTGCCCAGATAAACAGCGAACTCTACACTTTATATAAATTCCATAATTACCTGGAAATAGTCACCACACAATATACATTAGACGAAGACGGTTCTGAACGATTAATGCTTAAGTATTACCAATACTTGCTAGAAGCGAAAAATCTTGTCTGGCGCTACTTTGGTATAGAGGTATTACATAATTTAGATAAATTTCCCCTTCGTTTAGATGACACATTACAGGAATACTATAAAAAGATATCTGAAAAAATAGAACAACATCCCGCATCATTTCATAGTGACAGTAAAGATAAGTACTATATTCAGAAAATCAAACCACTGTTTGTAAATGGACACATATATTACGAAATCACATTTACTCCTATAAATGATAGAAAAAACAAATCCAAGTCTAATAGAGTAATTGCTTTTACCAAGCTTCGAATCAAAAGCAATTATGCATCTAAGTTTCATCTTGTACATGAAACTATTGAGATATTAGGAAAAACAATGCCTATCATCATTATTGACGGATGGGAAGTATCTATTCGTGACTGTGAATTTCAAAATTTTATTAGACTGATAAACGGAAAGAAAAGTAAAGTGCCTTATCAAGAGCAACGAATAATTTGTGAATTTCTTACTAAAACAAATTACACTTTGACTGAATTAATGGATTTTCCAGATAATGCATATGATAGGCTTACTCTTGATTGGAAGACCAACCTTAAATCCACAGTATTTATTCCAGTTTTAGATTACTGCAGAACCCTTATACGAAAAGGTCGCAGCGGAAAGAATGTGCTTCGATATCTTCTCTATAACATGAATAACGTTATTATTAAAGGCCAATATTCATCCGGCTACTATAGCAAATATTATGAAGAATGGATAAATGCCGGAAATAGTTACCTTTCAGGCTTGTATTTATCTAATGGTTGCAGGCAGTTTGATACTTTACCATTTAACAGATCTCCTGTTGGTCATAATCCAAAATTGGGAGCGATATTTGATTGTATTCCATGTAAAGATAAACGACCGGAATTATTCGCAAGGTTTATAAGAAACAATACTGAAGGTAGAGGACAGCTCTTTACTGATGTTAATGAATTGGAAAATTTTCCCGATTATCCAATGCTCATCGAAAAGTATAACGATAGCCTTTGGCAAGGACATCGGCCTGAAAGTGATTTAATGCTTGAACATAATCAAGTGTTCATAAACGATTATAAGCTTGATACCTGCAAGGTAATTGAGAAATTACAAGAGTTGTCAGAATGCGGCATTGAAAATTACAGTGACGATGTTGACTTTTGGCTACTCTTCGGTGATTACGAAATCGACTGTGATGAAAAGAAAGACATCATCTCTCGTATATTTTCAGAGTCAAAAGTCGGTGTAATATATGGTTCTGCGGGTGTAGGAAAATCTACACTAATAAATCATGTTTCTCACTACTTAAATGATGACGCAAAGCTATATCTTACGCAAACAAATCCAGCTAAAGAGAACTTGATGCGAAAGATTGATGCCGAAAATGCTTCTTTTTCTACGATTGAAAGTTTTAAACGCCAAAGTTCTTTTCCGGAATACAAATTATTAGTTATTGATGAATGTAGTACTGTTAGCAATAAAGATATGGTTGAAGTATTACAAAAAGCAAATTTTGAAATGCTTTTATTGGTTGGAGATACTTACCAGATTGATGCGATTCAATTTGGAAATTGGTTCTCAGTATTAAAATCCTTTTTACCTGAAAGTGCTGTATTTGAACTTACCCAGCCTCATCGAACTAAAGACGAGCGATTACTTGAACTATGGGACAAGGTTAGACGAATGGATGACACTGCAAAGGAAGTCATCGAAAGAGAAAGCTACTCTTTAAAGGTAGATGAAACCCTACTCTCCTCGCTTGAACCTGGCGAAGCTATTCTCTGTTTGAATTACGATGGCTTATATGGAATCAACAACATCAATAGATTCCTACAGGAAAGCAATCCCAACCCTGCTGTCCACTGGGATATTCAACAATATAAAGTTGGAGATCCGATTCTCTTCCTTGATTCAGACAGGTTCTTTCCTGTCATACACAACAATATGAAGGGAATTATCAAAGGAATAGAAATCCTTGACCCAGGGACTCACGATGAACGAATTCAGTTTGATATTGAGATACCTAAGGTAGTATATGAAAGTGATCTTTGGCACATAAATCTCGGACTACTTGAATGTTCGGAAACTGAAGAAAAATCACTAATCAGATTCTGTGTACACAAATTAAAGAGTGCTGATGAAGATGGAGATGATAACAGTTCAAATACTGTTGTTCCATTCCAAGTTGCTTATGCTGTATCAATTCACAAAGCACAAGGACTCGAATACGACTCTGTAAAGATAGTGATTACAGATGAGGTTGAAGAATTAGTAACTCACAATATATTCTACACTGCTATCACAAGAGCCAGAGAGAAATTAAAAATTTACTGGACTCCTGAAGTTGAGGAAAAAGTTATAAAACGAATTAGACCACGAGATATCAGTAAAGACGTAG